TCTGACAGACGCAAAGTCTTTGCGCGTGTTGTAGCGAGAAGCATGCTTGAATCGTGGTTCATATACATGCGGATATTGTTCCGAGACTTCAGGGACTTATTGAACGCACCAGGTGCGATCCGCTCAATAAACGGTAAAGGCTCGGAATCAGAATTGAACACTGCGGCATAACCTGTGAACGACATACCGTCGCCAGACTTGTCTGCTCGCAACTCAAACTCGTTGAACGTGACGCGGCGTGTTTCAACCTGTTCTTCCATGTTTGAAAGACTAACAGGAAATGAACTCAGCATTCTAGAAGATTTGGGGTGAGCCTTCGGAAGCAGATCGTTATCGCTGATGTAAGCGTCATTCTCTGGTCGACCATTACGCAACAAATACAAGAACGCATTCACACGGGCATAAGCCCACTGATCACGAGTCATACCTGGACGATGCGAAGTTGAATACGCTCCAGCACCACGACGGAACACGGTGCGCAACATCCCAACCGTTGCCCGCTTGCCAGGATTATCCCCAACAGAATCATTGTGTTCATCAGCCTTATTCTTCAAACCTGTCTCAATCGCCTCAGACAACTCAATCGTGCCACTACCAGCAGGAGCCTTGGCTGAACCTGGAGGATTCTTCTCTGAGCCTGTGATCTGATCCTTCTTCGGTGCAGGCGCATCAGCCCGCTCATCTTTGATCTGCTCAGCCTTCGACATGAACCACTTCATCGCAGGCTCAGGATCAAGCGGGTTGATTCCCCAAAGATAGAACGCCACAGCACCGGCACCAGGGAACTCATCGTTGTCAGGATCAGAGTTCTTTGGTGCATCAAGATCGACTAGATGTCTTGCACCCCAAGCATTGGTGCGAATCACCTTGTCTTCTGTGATGTCACCTCTGGCCATGTCACGAGCCTCACGCACTGTGCGCTCAACCAAACCGTCACCAGCCAAGCCTTGACCGTAGTAGTCCAAACCTTTGCGAGCTGCGTTGCGAATGTACGTTGGCAGATTGAGTGCAACTTGACGCACCTCATCTTCCATCTCTTCTTCATCTTCTTCATACGGTTGCCAGGCGTTGCAATAGAAACCGCCATCAACATACGCATCCCAACGCTCACACCAAGCCTTCAGATTGTCGCCCTCACCTTGAACATCATCTTCGTTATAGAACTCGCAGTTCCCACATGCTCGACCTTCAGGAACATCAGGTGACAACGCAGGCCGATAGTTGTCCGGCAACGCACGTTCACCACCAGGTTCCATATCCTCAGCAATCGACACAGCCACCATCTGATCAATCGCATCCTGCTTCGTCGTATGGCAACCAATGACTTCACCGTCATCCTTGATGGTTGCCCAACCTGCGCAGCCCTCCGCTTTGTCTGTAATGAAATAAGGCATTACATTCTTGACACAATCACTTGAACTTCAGGAGTCCCAGCAGAAGCAATCGCAAACAAAGCATCACCAGGTTGAAGAACAAACTCAACAGTTTCCGTGTCTGGGATATGCATCCCGTTCAATGCTGTACCTAAAGCAGAACCACCGATGTAAACATTATCTTGACCTTGATGATCATGATTGTGGACATAGCAACGCTGAGGCATTCCCTGAATAGGAACAATCATCGTCGCTGTATTTGCGTTCAAAGTGTGCTTACCAACAAAAATGCTCATAGATACCTCAGATCAACAACAATACTTCAGCATCGTCATCCAAGATGCTGAATGTGATCAAACCTGTCGCAGCGATGACCGCACCACCCAACATGCTCGACCCGACAGCAGACACCAGACGTGGCTTCTTTGGTTCATTGATCTGAATCGGAATCTCTTTGGGCTTCGGTCTCGGCTTCGGTCTCGGCTGCGTGTAGGGCTGATAACCAACACCATCATCAACAGGTGGAGGTGCAGGAGGCGACGACTGTGCTGTAGCAGTCGCATCCAACCCACCAAGACTGGCAGCAGCGACCACATCTTTCTTGACCTTCGTTGTGGCAGTTGCGTCAAGCCCACCCAAAGTTGCAGATGCAATCACATCCTCGGTACCGTCATAGGTGACCGTCGCCTGATCGTAACCGTAAAAACCGCTGTCATAATTGACAGGCATGGCTATTCCTCAGACTGCGAATCCACCTCATCAGGTGTATCAATAATTTCAACGATGTTGTCGTTCGGCTTTGATGGGTCATAACCGCCAATACCGAAAACAACTTCCCGACTCATGCAACCCTCAATGCGACCAAAATCCTAGTATTTGCAGTGGCAGTCGGAGAAGCCGTTGCGAATGCACCTGTGACACCAGTCTGTGAATAATTAGGTTGAAAGGCGAATGTTGCAGTCAATGGCATTTGACCAAAAGGAAGTGCATCTCCGACTTGAATGAATGAATGTGTGCCAGTAGTTGAATTGACTACATGAGCCAGCCAATACCATCCTGGATTCAAGGTTTGATTTATTGTTATTGAATAAATAGTGCTTCCTGCAGTGGCGGAGACTGTTCCAGCATCCAGCAAGACGGTCGTTGGTTTTTTGTTGGAATTGTTGTAAATGCCGAGTCGTACCGTTGAAGTTCCAGTAACCGTTGAACCTGTTTTGCAAGCAATTCTGTCAAATGTGGTTGTCCGTTCAACAAGAAATGGCAAATAACTGACAGCCCCAGTAGTAGTTGTTGTTGACAGAACTTCGTTCGTATTTGATGAGGTTGTGTAATAAGTTCCTGACGTTAAACCAGACGAACCGCTTGCATTCGCTTGAGTTACCAAAAAATCAAGGCTAGTTGAAACTGCTGAACTGTCCACACCAACTTTGGCTTCTAACGCTTCAATAGCATCATTAGCGTCAGTGTGCTGACCTGAATGTGATGGGTTGTTCAAACCATCTGTGCTGGTTGGATTTGACAGTGCATCCAGCGACGTTGGGAAGTTTGTCGCCATAACTTTACGAAGCGAGCGTCAACGAAGCGGTGAGATTCCCTGCATCAATCGTGTAGGTATCACCAGCGTCATACGGGTTCGCAGTAATCGTTCCAGAGAACAAGAAGTTTCCTGTCGTCAAACTATCCCAAGCCGTGAAATGGTTGGCATCTTCCGACCCAGCAATGTTTGTCCAAGTCACATCATCATCAGAAGCCAACACACCAGCCGAAGCCACCCCAAACGAAGCAGCCTTCCGCGTTGTCTCAGTTGCAGGGTACGCAGTCCCATTAGCACCAGGATCACCGACATGAAGTTTCACATACACTTGCGCAACAGCGAATGACGTGTTGTTTCCCAAAGCATTCAGCCAAGCGTTGCCAAGATATGCACCAATTCCGTGTGCCATTAGTCTTCAACCCTTTCGGTGATCGTCAAGATACGTCCTTCAGCGTCACGTTCAACGGTGCGCACGGTTGGCCGTGATTCTGGGATGTTGACACGAACCACAGTCTCAGGCACATTGATGATCGGTGCAGGAACATTCACAGCCGGTGGCGTGTAGTTGACCACAACTTCAGGCATGTTGATGTCCATGTTCTGTGACTTCACCTCGTAAGCTGCGGCAGGATCGGCAGGGTTGATGGTGGCCAACGGCTGCAACTGGGTTGAAGGAACACCAGTGTGCGCAATCGTTGGCAGCTCAAGTGCGCTCATCACCTCAGCAGGATCAAATCCTGCGAGGATAAGACGCTGAGCAATCACAGACTTCTTGTCTAGTTCAGCCAAGTTCGCAGCACCAATGTCCACGTTCGCTAGTGGCACACGATACGAATCTCCACCAATCACAGGTGACATGTCCTCGATGCGATGGATGTCGTTGATTGACAAGAAGCCTGACTGGAGACCTGTAGAGAATGACGCATAGCGGGAAGCCTGATCGCCACGCAATAGACCGTCCACGTTGAACTTCAAGAATGCTCGACCGTTCAGCAACTTCTGGTAGCCGTCCTCAATCTTGGAGATATACGGCCTGAGCGTATGGGTCACGAAGTTGATACCGTTCATTTCCACCGACGCATAGGACATCGCCCCAGCCGAGTTGTGTCCAAGCATTGCTGGTGGCACACGGAAGATACGGGCAATCTCCTCGATGGCGAAACGGCGTGACTCAAGGAACTGTGCCGAGTCGTTGTCTACTGTGGTCTTGGTGAACTTTGCGCCACCGAACAGAATGCCTGGTCGATGTGAACGACGCAACCCTCGATGACCTTCCTCAAAGCCATTCACCAAATCTTTCGCCTGCTCACGAGTCAAGTTGCCAGGAAACTCGATGATGCCGGAAGCACTTGAACCTTGACCGAAGAAACGTGCAGCGAACTCTTCCAACGCTTTCGCCAAACCAAGATTCTCTTTCACCAAGTCAATGCGGGAACGGCCACGCATGTCACCAGGCAAACGCAGCTCAGTGATGTGAATCATGTCCTCAAGTGGGATCACATCACGCTGGTCGTACACGAACTCTGGTC